TTGAGAGAGTGGAAATGGGAGAGCATATAGGAATTGTGGATGAGAATGGAAAGGCAGCAGTTATGTTGCCTGCGGATGATGACCTCATACGAATATACACTGAGTGTAATAACGAGGCATCATAAACCGCAAGGGACTGTCGCCTATTGGTTAAGGCCCACTGCTTATAACGGTGTGAACGGAGTTCAATTCTCCGCAGTCTTACCAGCTCGTTTAGCCATCTGGTGAAGGCAGCGTTCTCATAAAGCGCCTCAGAGGAGTCCGATTCTCCTAACGAGCATTGACTATTATAACTTTTTAAGTTATTATGGTCTTACAACTGAATATTTCTATGGGGCGGTGGTGGAATCGGTAGACACACCAGACTTATGAAAATTGAGCCTCATTTGGGAAACCTTATGAGTGTCCCTCCTCAAATTCGGGGAAACCTTTAAAATGGCAATCCCGAGCCAAGCATCGTAAGATGAAGGTGTAGAGACTAGACGGGGAGCACCTAAACCGAAAGGTATGGTGAAGGTATAGTCCAGACCACAAACCGAAAGGGTAGTGAAAACTATAGTGGTAAGAAAATCTGTTGAGCGTATGCTCGTGCGAGTTCAAGTCTCGCTCGCCCTATTATAAGGTTAAAATAAATATAAGATATGGGAAAACCCTATGTCTTATCGTATCGATCACGCATACTGCTGGTACAATAATGGTAGTATGATTGTGAAGATGTACTTTATTAATCACGTACCATTCACATTTGATGAACTTCCAGATGGTCATTTATACGATTTAGATCTTTGTAGATTAGCGGATAAAGAAAGAACATTTGAACCAGAAGACTTATACATAAACTCTTTATACCTGATAAATGAGGAGGCACATCCTTGCTTATTTCCAATGGATTTAGAGAACCCTGAGGATATGCCAGAAGATGAATATTATTCATAATTACGGTAGAAAATAGCGGAATAATAGAGTTGAAAGTGCAATATCTAAAGATTGCCCAGATTAAAATTATAAGGTGAGAAGGATAATAAATAAAATATAAGAGAGTGTAAAGAGGACGGAAAATTGCCCCTTAACAAACTGGATAATTTTATCAAAAACGTTGAAGGAAGAATTTTATATGTAAATCCAAATGATCTTGATGCTACGGATTCTATAGAAAATACAGGAAATTCTTTAGCAAAACCATTTAAAACAATTCAAAGAGCTCTGCTAGAATCTGCAAGATTTTCTTTTGTATCCGGTGACTATAATGATCTAGTAGAAAAAACTACTATTTTATTATTTCCAGGAGAGCACGTAGTTGATAATCGTCCTGGATATGCAATTTATAACAATGGTGGAACTGCGTATGCTGTCCCACCATCAGGAGGTGTAGGATCTCCTGCAATTAACGTTTTATCCCTAAAATTAGACTCTAATTATGATTTAACTGAAGAAGATAATCTTCTCTATAAGTTTAATAGTGTTAATGGTGGTGTCATAGTCCCTAGAGGAACTTCTATTGTTGGTCTAGATCTTCGTAAGACAAAAATTAGACCAAAATACGTTCCAAATCCAACAGATTCTTCCGTCGATCCTTCTGCTATTTTTAGAATTACTGGTGCCTGCTATTTTTGGCAGTTTTCTATTTTTGATGCAGATCCATCCGGAACAGTCTATACAGACTCTCAAGATTTTACTTCAACTTACAAGTCAACTCCAACATTTTCACACCATAAACTTACTTGTTTTGAATATGCTGATGGTGTAAACAATGTTGGAAGTTATGGTCTAACTGACCTTGATATGTATTATAGTAAGCTTTCAAATGCTTTTATATCTTATAGAACCATTGAGCCTTCCGATAGATTTCCTGCAAACCCAGCAGCATTTGCTAAAAAAGATCCAGAATGGCAAATTGTTGGTGCTTTTGCATCAGACCCAATTTCAATTAGCTCAATTGTTTCTGGTGATGGTGCAACTTCGACAAATATAATTACAGTTACAACAAACAATGTTCATAATTTAAATGTAGGGACTCCGATTAAAATTAAGGGTTCTGCTGAAGCAGTATACAATACATCAACAACTGTTCAAAGTATCACAAGTTCAACAACCTTTACATATCTTCTTCCTACAATTCCAGTTGATCCAACACCATCACTTACTGGTGCAACAGTTACTGTTGAGACAGACACTGTTTCTGGTGCCTCTCCATACATCTTTAACTGCTCTTTAAGAACAGTTTGGGGAATGAATGGAATGCTTGCAGATGGTTCTAAAGCATCTGGATTCCGTTCAATGGTTGTTGCACAATTCACTGCTGTTTCTCTGCAAAAGGATGATCGTGCATTTGTAAAATATAATACTTCATCAAGAATTTATGAAGGTGTTGCACTTTCTACTGTACATGGCGCAGCATTAACATCTGGTGCTTCTCAAACGGATACTACTAAAGTTTATCACTTAGATCCTAGAGCAATTTATCGCCAAGGATGGGAAACTAGTCACATTAAAGCTACAAACGACTCCTTTATTCAAATTGTTTCTGTTTTTGCAATTGGTTTCAATAAACACTTCGATGTTGAGTCTGGTGGAGATGCCTCAATTACTAACTCCAACTCAAACTTTGGTCAAATATCATTAAACTCTGAGGGGTTTAAGGTAGATGCATTTAGTAAAGATGATAATGCGTTTATTACTTCTATTATTGCTCCGAGAAGTATTAATTTAGTTGAGGAAGATATTGAGTGGATATCTATTAATGTAGGTATAACTACACTTGCCTCTGCAGGTGCAGGAACAACGACTAAACTTTATCTTTATGGATATAATGCTGAAGATACTTTACCAACCTCAGTTGTTCAGGGATATCGTATAGGTGCTCGTCAAAATGATAAGTTATATGTAAAAATTAATGGCACCGAATATTTTGCAAATATCTATATGGAAGATGGTGCCACGTCATCATCAAAAAATTATACAGTTACAAGTATAGGAACTACAACATTAACAATAGGGTCTAATACTTTAGAGACTGGAGAAAAAATCATAATTAATAGTGAAACTGGAGATCTTCCTGAAGGAATAACTCCCCATATTCCATACTACAGCATTAAAACAGATTCAACAAAAATAAATTTAGCAACTTCATACACTAATGCATTAAATGCAGAGTATGTAACATTTTCAGGTGGTTCTCAACTTAAAGTTTATAGTAGAGTTTCAGATAAAGATTCTGGAGAACTTGGATCTCCAATTCAATGGGACTCTAATGGATGGTATATTAATGTAAATAGTGGAAATAGCATTTATACTCAACTTAATACTCTCGGCGTTGCGGGAATAGGTTCAGCAACTGATTCTTCTTATGTTAAGAGAATTGTTGATGATAGAAGTTTAGATGAAAAACTTTATAAGTTTAGAGTTTCTGTGCCTAGGCAACTATCAGCAGCAAGAGATCCTCAAGTTAACTTTGTTATTCAAGAGTCAAGTTCAACTGGTGCTAGAACAAATAGTGATTTTTCATTATCTAGTTTAACTGTAAGTGATTATGGTTATAATAAAAATTCAAGATATATTACAACTTGTACTGAAAGTTCAGGAACTGTAACCGTATTAACAGATCTTCCTCACAATTTAAATGTTGGTGATGTTGTAAATATTTTAAATGTGAAAGACTCAACTAATACTACTGGTGCTAGTAACATTGGATATAATGGTAGATTTACTGTAAATTCGGTAGTGAATGATATGTCGTTCACATATTCTACCACAGATGTGAATGGAGTGCAACATACTCTTGGATCATCAAGCAACAATAATACTTACTCAACAAGAACTATTACCGAACTTCCAAGATTTGAAAGAAATGATTTACAATCAAATCTTTATGTTTATAGAAGTGAAGTTATTAGTCCATATATTGAAGGTGAAAAAGATGGAATATCTCATCTTTATGTTTTAAATGCAAGCAATGCCGTAACTGAAGAATTTACTAATCTTAAATATTCTCAAAGTTCTGTAAATCTTTACCCGCAATTAGATAGAGATAATATTGATGCAAATCCTCCAGCAGCAAAAACATTCGCATTACGTTCACCATTAGGTGATGTAAATACAAATGATTTAAAGAGGAGTATTACAAGAGAAACTGCTGATAAAACTCTCACTACTCTAGGAATTGGTCTTACTATTTCTTCATTCTCTTCTAATAATATTACATTTGCAAGAAATCATGGATTATCGGGAATTGTTACAGGAACTATTACGGCAGGTTCTGGATATACAAATGGAACCTATTACAATGTAAAATTATTAGGTAATTCTGCAAACCCAACGGTTGGAACTTGGAAAGGTGCAACGGCAAAGGTTATTGTTTCTGGTGGTGCAGTTACATCTGTAAATATTATTTCATCGGGTTCTGGTTATAGTGATGCAAGTCTATATTTTGATCAAACAATTATTGGTTCTGGTAATGGTGCAGCAAGATATACAATCGTAAGTGCAGGAATTTCAACAAGCATTGGTGATGTAGTTCAAGTTACAGGTATTGGAACAACATCTGATGGATATTTTAGAATTACCTCAGTTGGATCTGAAAATCAAATTTCAATTGGAAAAACTGTAGGAGATCCATCACCTATTTCTGGACAATATGTATTTGTTACTGGACCATCTTCTAAAATTACAGCATCACCTTATGTTTCTGCATCTGGAATTACCACATTTACAACAGAGACTGCTCACGGTTTACTGAAGGGTAATCAATTTAGAATTATTGATTCTTCAAATAATAATCTTGGAGATTATATTGTTGAAGAAAAAGTCGGAATTAAAACATTCACTGCGATAACAAACCAGTCTTTATCTGCTACAAATGGATATGTTTTAAAACACGGTCTTTCTGCAAATCAAGCAATTTCTGATATAAGAGAAGAAAATCTTGGTACTAGACAGATTTGTTTCTATAATAATGAATTTGCAACTCTTTCCAATACAATTACAAATGACTCAAGTTCAAATCAATTGCAAGTAAGTGCATCTTCTGGTATAGGAACAGCAGCAAGATTTCCATTAGGTTCTTATGTTCAAATTGATAATGAAATTATGAGAATCATATCCTCAAATAGTGATTCTCAATTTACAGTGATTCGTGGTTCATTTGGAACTCGTAAAGAGATACACGAAACTGGGTCTTTAATTCGCAAAATTAAAGCACCTGCAATTGAATTCCATAGACCATCTGTTGTTCGTGCTTCTGGTCATACATTCGAATATCTTGGATACGGTCCAGGAAACTATTCTACAGCACTTCCGCAAGTTCAGGTTAAAAACCTAACTGAAAGAGAGGAGTTTCTAGTTCAAGCTCAGGAAAGGTCTGCAGGTATAGTTGTTTATACTGGAATGAATAACAATGGAGATTTCTTCAGTGGAAATACCAAGACATCGGCAGCTTCTGGAGAAATTAAATCATATGATATTCCTGTAGCAACCGTAACTGGAGAAAATCCATCTAGTTCTAGTGGAGTTTTTGATGAACTTACAATTAGAGAAAGAATTGTTGTTGAAGGTGGTGATTCAGGAAACGTTGTTTCTCAGTTTGATGGACCAGTTACATTCAATAACGAAACTAGATTTAAAGAGACTACAACATTTAATGGTGATGTAAAAATTAAGAGTAACACAGAATCATCTAGTAGCACTACTGGCGCTTTAGTTGTTACTGGTGGTGTTGGAATTGGTGAAGATTTATATATTGCCGGAGAGTTTAATGCTAATGGTAATATAACTCTCGGAAATAATTCATCCGATACATTAACTGTAAATGCCACATCAGAATTTAACTCTGATGTGGATATTGATGCAAACTTTGCAGTTAGAACTTCTGCAGGTGTTGATAAATTTACTGTTGCTTCAGCATCCGGAAATACTGGCATTTCAGGAACTCTTGACGTTACTGGTCAAACTACTTTGACTGGTTTACTTGATGCAAATGGTGGCGCTTCTATTGACAACATTCAAATAGGAATTACTGGAAACAATGAAATTGATACTTCAAGTGGAAATTTAACAATTGACTCTGCCGGAGGGCTTACCATAATTGATGATAATCTGAGTGTTACTGGTGTTTCGACGTTTGATGGTACAATTACTGGAACTATTTCCACTGCTACTAATGCTACTAATGCTACTAATGCTAATAATATTAATATTTCTGCAACAACATCATCAGACACATCTACATCTGTTGTTTTAGTTGCAGACCAAGCAACGGGAAATCAAAGTCCATTTATTGATTCTGGATTAACTTACAACGCAAATACAAATGCATTAAGTGCAACTACTTTTGTTGGTAATTTACAAGGTAATGCAGATACTGCAACTAGTGCTGGAAGTGCTACTTCTGCCAATTCTGCTGCTTCAATTACTAATGGAAATCAAATATATTGGGGCATTTCACTTTGGGGTGTTGTTGCTGGTGATGGATCTTCGTTAAATTCTGGAAGTGGTGGATGGTCATCAACAAGAACTGATGATCCTGGAAAATACAAAGTAACATTTACCTCAGCAAGACCTAATGCCAATTATCTTGTAATTGTCACTGCAGTTGATGGTAGTGGAAGTAATGAGTTTGCTGTTTTAAAAACAAAACTTACAACAGAATTCACTGTACATATAAGAGATGATAGTGGAAATCTCAGAAATAGTCAATTTAGTTTTATTATGATAGATAATTAAAAAGCTTGACATAATACATAAATCCCACTAGAATACCTTTGTGGTCGTTGAAGAGAGGGTATGAGGTTTAGCTTAGCTATTATTAATCCTCCTTATGGTGTAGGTGGAAATCTTGCCATAAGGTTTTTAAATAAAACTGCGGAGATTACAGACGATATTCGTGCTGTATTACCAACTTCAGTTAGAAAACCATCATCTTTAAATAAGATTAAAGGTCATTTACACTGCGTTGTAGATGAAGATCTAGAAGCTTCTACCTTTCCAAACGGCATTAGTGCTGTTAAACAATATTGGGAAGTTAGAAATACATCTAGATTTAAAGTTGGTGTTGGTGAAATTCCAATGATGAGAGAACATCCAGACTTTGAATTTCTTCCGTATGATAGAAGATTTGAAGCGGATGTATTTGTTGGTGAGTATGGATGTGGACCCAGCGGTAGAGTCAAAACAGAAAATTTTACACATTATGCTAAAGGTCATCACTTTCTAAAAGTAAAGAATTCAACTGTTATTGATAATATGATAGAGTTTGCTGATAAATTTAGAGAAGCAGCAACTCAATGTAATGGTAGATTTCATTTTGGTAAAAATGATTTGATTACAACCTATACTAAATGTCTTGAAGAAAAATATGGCAAAGAATAAACATAATTTGGAAGTTGGATCCAATATTGAAAGATCTGATGAAAGAATTAAAGAAACACAAGAAGTTTTTACGCCAATGGATCTTGTGGAGTCTATGATTGATGACATTTCAATTGATATATTAAAAGACCCAAGTAGTACGTTTATCGATAATTCTGCTGGATGCGGTAATTTTTTATTTGCACTTAAAAATAGATTGTTAGAATATCATACAGAACAGCATATTTTAGATCATATGATTTATGCGGTTGAAATGATGGAAGACAATCATAGAGAACTCTGCGAGCGTCTAGGTGTTTCAGTAGATCATCCTCATTATGTGTGTGCTGATGCTCTGGAGTATGACTATTCATTTGGGGAACTTATAGGTATTGAAAAGTTTTTCTAATGAGTTTAGGGGTTGACAGCAGGTTAAATCCATCGTATATTGATCTCGTGGTTGAGGCAATTGCCAAAACCCAAAATGGACAAACTGCCGAATTTTTTACTATGACAAATAAGTTTGCTGAAATTCCTCAAATTAAAATTCCTGATGAATACGTTGCGATTCCGAAGGACAGTTCTCTATATGCTTTGAAAGCACAGATCGAAACCTATGCACGTCCCGAATATGAGACTGCAGAATATGTTCGAACTGAAATCGTCCCTACTGCTTCATTCAAACTCCGCAAGAACGTGGGGCGTTTTAAAGGCAATGATGGCAAAGTTTATGAAACTGTTGCCAAGTCTTTGGAGCGAGGATATAAGCAAGGAAAACTTCCTCCAATTGTTCTGGAAAATTCACAAACCAAAGAACTTGAGAACTGGTTGGTGAATGGCAATCACCGATGGATGTGGTATTGCAACAACGGATATGCCTGGATGATCGTTGATGTGTATTCTATCAAGAATGAATATGAAGAAGGTGATGTTCTTGACGAGATTGGACTTCTCTTTCAACCACAACCTGATGGATCGAGTTCTGTTTTTGAAGACTACAAGGCACGTGGCATTGCCTGGGTGCAGCGGCAGAAGCAGAAAGATCTGGTTGTGACTCAGGAAGATGTTGATTCTTGGGTTGATAAGTATGCCAAGAACGAAACTTCTCTGACTCGCACGAATCTGAAGAAGGCAATCTTCAACAACACTGAGAAGTCTTCTTTCCTGACCAACTACACTCGTTCACAGGTGATCCGCCTGTTTAAGAACTGCAACTTTGTGATTCTTGACAAGAATGATCAGATCGTGACTGATGTTGTGGATCGCCTGTATGAGGCAAGTCAGGATGTTTGGATTCGTGACTTCCTTCCGACTTTCTTACGGGATGCTGCTAATGGTGTGAAGACTCGCCTGAATTTCTATGTTAATACTTCCAACGCAAAGGATGGACTGGCAATCATAAAGATGATTGAGAACCGTCTTTCACAACTGGAAGACATTCTTGACAACCTTGACTCTATCAACGGAACTGGTGCTGTGCTCCGATCTTTCTTGATCTATGGTTTCCGTCCTCCTCACATCGTGGATACTGATCCTGCTGATACTCTTATTCTTATCAAATGACAACGGTTGAACGCTTGCATGAGATCCTCTTCCTGACCTTTGAGGTTGGGAAGATTTTTTTCCTTGAAGATATTTACAAGGTTGCAATTCCAATTCTTTCCTTCACTAATCCAAATAATAAAACTCCAGAAGCTTTGATTCGTAGGGATCTTCAAATTATTCGTGATTCTGGAAAGTTAATTTTTGTTGGTGGTGGAAAGTATGTTTTGACTGTCTGATCCACTTTCATAACTGGCACAGGGGGGATTGGGTCCCCCTTTTTGTGCTGCTATACTAAATAATATTGCTTATGTTTGGTCGCAGAAGCACGATGGGAGGGGTAAAAATACTCCTCTTTTCGTATAAATATTAAAGACCGAACATAAAGCAGTATGAATAACTATTACACTTACGCTTATTTGCGTGAAGATGGAACACCTTATTATATTGGTAAGGGAAAGGGAAATAGAATTTATAGAAAAGATAAAAGAATAAGACCTCCAAAAAATAGATCAAGGATAATCTTTCTCAAACAAAACTTAACTGAAGAAGAGTCATTTAAGCACGAAATTTATATGATTTATATTTTTGGTAGAAAAGATTTAGAGACTGGTATTTTATTGAATAAAACAAATGGTGGTGAAGGTTCTTCTGGGTTCGTCCATACTGAAGAAAGTATAAGAAATATAAGTAAATCAAAAAAAGGATGTAGTGCTTGGAACAAAGGGAAAATAATAAAAAATATTGATGATCTTTCTTATTCTGGAAAATACAAAAGAGGAATTGTTGGTAAAAAGCAACTAAAATGTAGAGAGTTTATAAATCCTGATGGAAAACTTGTTGTAATTGAAAACGTAAAAAAATTTTGTTTAGAAAATAATCTTTGCTATGCTCATATGCTAAAAGTTTATAATGGTATTTTATTGCAACATAAGGGATGGACGGTTTATAAACTGGCACAGGAGATTTGATTTTGCTCTGACCTTACCCTATAATATGTTTATTGAATTGATTGCAGATGACTCAACTTCGTCCCCATCAGGAACGTGGTTTGCTTGCTATGGAGAAGCATTCTAAAGGAACTCTTGTGATGCCTACTGGTGCTGGTAAAACCCTTGTAATGATTTTTGACACTATTAGGCAATTTTCTCAATTTCAGGCACAAACTGTTGTTGTCGTTTGTCCTCGTATTTTGCTGGCAGAGCAGTTGTCTAGTGAGTTTCTTGAGTTTATTACTAACGCTTCCGTTGCACATTTGCACTCGGGTGAGACCCATCACTTCAGCACGACACGTCCTAATGTAATTCGTTCTTGGTACGAACAAACTCAGGGTCACAAACTGATTTTTACGACGTACAACTCTCTGCAACGCCTACGACAGGCAGATATTTCTATTGACCTGATTCTGTTTGATGAAGCGCATAATAGTGTTCAACGTCATTTCTTTCCCGCAACTGAATATTTTTCTCAAGAAGCAAAGAGGTGTTTCTTTTTTACGGCAACCCCAAAACATAGTGCCACTATTGCCAAACCTGGTATGAATGATGGTGCTGTGTACGGTCAAGTGATTTGCAACGTGCCTGCTCCCGAACTGGTGGAAGGTGGTTTTATTGTTCCTCCTAAGGTTGTGGTTCAGCAGTTTGAAATGCTTTCTAAGGGTCAGATTGTTGCTGATGTTGACTGTGAGAACCTGATTCAGACCATCGATGCTCAGGAGGTTTCTAAGGTTCTAATCTGCTCTAAGGCAACCAAACAGATCACTAATCTGGTTTCTCAGACTGACTTCTGTACTCAACTGGAGGATCGTGGTTTCTCTTGGATGTATATCACGTCCAAGACCGGTGCCGTGATTGATGGGCAGAAGGTCAACCGTGAGGTGTTCTTCGACACTCTGAGTGCTTGGGGTAAGGATGACTCTAAGAAATTTGTGGTTCTGCATCACAGCATTCTGAGCGAAGGTATCAACGTTTCTGGTCTGGAGGCAGTCCTGTTTATGCGCTCCATGGATTACATTGGCATCTCCCAAACCATCGGGCGGGTTATCCGCCTGCACAAGGACGACGCAGAGGGTCTCAGGAGCGGCAGGATCTCCCCTGGTGTTCTTGGGGACTACACTAAGTCCTTTGGATTGGTCTGCATCCCCGTGTACTCTTCTGTTGGCATTAGCACCGCTAAGAAGGTACAAGCGGTGGTGGACACTGTGTTCAATCAGGGGCAACCTGCAATCAGCGTTGTCAAACGTTGATTTTTCTGCTAAACTACTTACACACAAAGAGGAACCCTTACAATGCGTTGCAAAGTCCAACTTTTTATTTCTGGAAAAGTTTTTGATGAAATCGTAGAAGCAAAAAATTATGATGACGCCCGTAAAACAGCATTAGCGAGAAATCCAACTGCTAAAGTGATCGGTGTTACTGCAGTATTTGGATGAATATTCAAAATGAAGGGATTCTGAATCCTACTCCAGGAGACCCTAATGGTTATGTAACCAAAAACGGAGAATGGGCAGCAGTTCCTTGGGGGAAAAAATTTGTAATTCTTTATAATGGAAAACAGGTTCATACTGCCAACAACTATAAAACTGCCATCTCCCATATCAAAAAGCAGATTAAGGCAACTAAAAATGGACCTTTGGACAAATTTATATGAGTATAACATTTACTTGCACTTCTGATGCTCCTTATGATAAGCATAACTATGAAGTTGTGCTGAAAAATAACAAAAAGGTATTTTTCGACAATTGGGAGGACACGCAGGTGTATTGGTATCAAAATTGGCAGATTCCAGATTTTTTGGATGTTATAATCATTAAAGATAAAAAAAAAGGTTAAGAGTAAAGGTTTCATCTAATAAATATTCAAAATATGAAAAAGAGTAATGGTTACTCTGTTACTTACAATAACCATATCTTGTGCTGATGCCTTGAGTATCATTCATCGTCTTACAAAAGTAACTGGGTTAACTCCGATTCAGAAATCGGAAATTATACAGGAAGTGCGTAAGACCATTCCGTTTTGTCCTTTAACAATCAAAAAAGATGACAAATGAACAATGGAATCGTGGTCTTGACTTGTTCATCGAGTCAGTTCATAAACCAGATCACGAGTTGAGGCAGTGTGCCCATAATCAGAAATGTTACAATGAGTTGATGGCAGTTAGAGAAAATGTGTTAGAATATCTGAAAACAATCAGACGATGAATAATACATATATCTACTTTGTCATATTCTTTTGTATTGCTTACTTGATTATCACAGACCAGTCTGTAGCAAGAGGATTTTATTTGCTGACTCAAATTGTAAGAGTTCAATACGAAAAAACAAAGTGGTGGATACTTCACAATCCTCGTAATCCGATTGTAAAGTACATTATGTGGAGAAGGGCATATAAACTTGCGGAAGAGATACAGAAAGAGATAGAATCTAAAAATAAATAAATCACATCTGGAAAAACCTATGCTTTCTACACAATACCGACTTAAACTTGAAGAAATTTGTAATCGTATTGCAAGACACGAAGAGGTAAGTTTGGAGGAGATGGTTTGGTGCGAAAAACTTGCCAAAGCAAACAGAAGTGCTGCCACAATACTTCGTCAAGCAAGAAGAAAGGCAGAGAATCCTGATATGGTTGAAGGTAGTTTAGATGACTTTATGAATCAGATGGATCTTGGTGGTCTAGGTCACGAAAGATATGGTATTCGTGGATTTGATTCTCCTGAAGATCTGCACGATTGGTTTAAGAGAGATGATGACGAAACTGATTGGAGACAAAGAGACTGATGAAAACACTGCAAGAGTTTCTTTTTGAAGAAGAAAAGTCCTCAAAAGCAACTGCTGGATACCAAAATGAACCAAAAGGAAATGAAAAATGTTCCAATTGTAATATGTGGAGACCACCTAATGCTTGTACTGCCGTGAAAGGTAAGATTTCACCTGAAGGATGGTGTAAGTGGCATCAATATAATAGAAAAAATAAAGATTGACATAATATTTAAAATACTTTATAATACACCCATATATACCCATTATTATGGACTACAAACCTTATAGTATGGAATGGAGCAGGAAGAGATATCTTTCTGAAGCAATCCAAAAATATTTTGACACTGACGCATCACTGGATGTTGTGTTGGATGATATTATGAGTATTCTTGAGGATAATGTAGCACATCACAAGAGACGTGCTGAAAGGTTTGAGGAAGTTCTAAATGGTCTGAAGTCGTTGCCGTATTGATATGAGTGAAAGATCACAAGAGTTTATGAACTCTATCTGGGAAGCAAGAAATTCTGGTGCTGATACTGAAGAAAAATTAGTATCAGCAATTCTTCTTGCTCTTTCGGAAAATGTTCAATATTTTACCGCACAAGATGGTAGAATTGTTCTAGATAAAAATGATATTCTTCGACTTGCTGAGGAGATTGTTCAATGAGTTTCATTAAATTCAATCACCGTGAAGATTTTGGACACGATTGGTATGTTCAAATCATCAATATCAAAAGGTTCTCATTACTTCAAATCTCCATTAGTTGGAATGATTTTAAATCCTGGCCTTATCTTCAAATTAAATCAGGGACTGGAGATGTTCTTGATATTATTTTCTGGATTTATAAGTTTGGAATTTGTGTAGACCTTCTGGGACGAACCTGGAGTTGGGATTATCTAAAAGATATTGATTTTGATAAGGAGGAAGAGGATGTTTAGCAAACCACTTTTAGGAACAAATACAAAGAAAACAAAACTATCTTGGATAGAATATATCTGGCACTCTTGTATCATTCAAGGATGGTATAATTGTTGGTATGCTTTCAAGAACTGGTCTGACTTGATGGGGGATAACTATCAAGAATATGCTCTTCTTGTATCTGATGATCCATTAGAGCAGTGTATCTTATACTTCTGGGATAGTTTAGAAGACGAAATATATCCGAAATACTTTTTGGAAAGTTTGCTTCAAATGATGGATGACATTGAAACTGGTAAAGAAAAAGTATATCCACTTGATGAGGACTTCTTTGATAGAATGAAAGACCTTGTAAAAGATGTAGAGTTGGGTGACGATTACGAAACTGGCACATTAGACGAAGCAGATGAGTCTTGATATCTTATAATAGTTTTATAGACATCATAATATTATGAAAGTTAAAGTTGTATCCGATCTTCACCTTGAGTGTTGTGAATATGAGCACGAACTTCCAAATCTTGGTGAAGGTGAAGTTCTGATTCTTGGTGGTGACATTCTATGTGCTCGCCACTTCAAGAAAGATGGGAACTTTCACAAGAACTATGAAAGATTTGTAAAGCGTTGTTATGATAACTTCGATCATATTCTTTACATTGCAGGAAATCACGAAGCATATGGATACAACTATGAAGGTAGTTGGAATGTTCTGAAAGAGCATCTTGGAAATCACTTTCACATTATGGAAAATAGTGTTGTCAAGATTCGGGATTGGGTTTTTATTGGTTCTACATTCTGGACTGACTTCCGTAATGAAAATGCTCTAGAAATGATGGAAGCATCTCAGTGTATGAATGATTATAAAACCATTCGTATCACTTCAAAGTATCGTAAGATGAACCCTGATGATACTTTGGGTTTTCATAAAAAATCCAAACAATTCTTGCTGGATCAGTTAGAACTTTTCAAAAATCAGAAAATCTGGGTTCTGACGCACCATGCACCCTCGTACCAGTCCATTCACGAAAAATTCAAAAGTAGTGGAATCGCAAACGGTGCCTACGTCAGCGATCTTGACGATCTCATCCTAGAACACCCTGAGATTAGAGTATGGTCTCACGGTCATACCCATACTTCATTTGACTATAAGATTGGTGATTGTAGAGTTGTATGTAATCCCAGAGGATATTATCCACTAGAAATGAACCCAGACTTTAATCCTAACTTTGAAATTGATACAGACAATCTGTAAACTGGCACAGGCGCACTTCACAAGTACTCTTTTCTGTTGTATAATACTCCCATAAGTAACAGACCAATGCACTACCTCTGTCTTCTGGACGGCACCATAGAATATGGTAGCACTAGTTTGAGTGACTTTGCTCACTACCAACTGATGTATGCTGAAGAACATCAGGATGCCGAAGTCCAGTATCTTACTCTCACTGACGAAGAATACGACCAATTTTTTGCTCCTCTGGATGAAGAAGAATGAGAAAAGTCAAAGTAAAACCAAAGTCCAGCAAAGCGAAGAACCGTCTTGCTAATATGATGGAAAACAATCCTGTTTGTATTGTAGAGCAGGACACTGGCGGTGAATTGTTTCTGGCATCAGAGAATCGCAAATACTTCTTCTGGGTCAGCACTCGTACAGGTACAAATCGTTTTGGTGACAAATCTGACAAAGACTGGGAAATCATTACTGAAATTGAGGATGTAATTGAATGAGTTTTTCTAAGACTGTTTCTGTTTGTGCCGCTCTCGCAAGTATCTTTGCTGCTGGTGCTGCTGGTTGGAAACTAGCAAATGAAAATCAATCTCAACCCGTAGAACAAACAAAAGATGTTTCTGCTTTTGAAGAAAAAATTAATCAACTTGAAGAAGAACTAAAACAAGTGAAAGAACAACCAAAACCCGTAGTGATACAACAACCTACAGTTCCTCCTCCACTTCCCCCAGTTCCAGAACCTAAACCTGGAGAATTTGAATGAGCGGCGGACACTTTGGAGATTGTGGTTACGATTACTACAAGGTAGCACAGTTTGCTGATGAACTTGAAGTAGAAATTGATAACAACGGTAGAGAAGGATCTAAAGAAGACGATTATGAATGGTATCCTAATCACGAACTAGAAGTAATTCAGTATCTCAAAGAGCAACTACCTAAAATGCGTAAGATGGCAGAGATTATGAGAATTGTGGATTACTTATATTCTGGTGATATTGGTGATGATAACTTTTTTAAACGTATCCAAGAAGTAGAAGAGAAATACAAGGACACTTAAATAACTGGCACAGGGCATCTCCACAGGTGCCCTTTTTGCCTTATAATGACTTCATACACAACAAACCGATGACTGACATCTCCAACTTTACTTACAAGCAAATACAGGAACTTGAAAGGCAAATTGAAGAACAGAAAAAGTTGATTCAAGAACGCAAGGAATTTTTGAGTCAAACAAAAGACTGTGCGATTGGATATAAGGTGACTTTTTGCGTGAAGTTTAATCCTTATGCTCACGAACACGATGAACTGTGCAGTACGGAGGAATTTGGTGATTGGTTGGCAAATGATACTGCAAACCAGATTATTGAATACTTTGCTCTCAAAACTCCTGCCGAAGATGTAAGTGGTTTTGAGATTACAGAAATGACTGATGAGGACAAGGAAGAATGGCAGTGTTTTTGGGAGAATGAAGAATGAAACCCTATCAGTACAACCTAAAAGTTTGGGATGATGGTGATACTGACTACACTTGGCAGTTTGGTATCATCAACAATAAAACATTATTCTGGGTTCATTATGAAAATCCCAGTCGTTTAGTTTTTAGTGATGGTGGATTACACATCCTATTCTCATTTTTTACTAATTCTTTATTTGGAGTAGATTTTCAAGTTGGAAAATATGGTTTGAGTTTCAACTTTTTTACAACATACTTTGATGGGTGGCAAGAATGACTGAAGACGAAATCCTTGAACTTGTAAGATTTCACTTTCAAGAAGGTGGAATTAGGGACGATGGTAGTTGTTCCGAGTATTATGGAAATACAAAAGATTTTATTGAGTTTGCCCAAGCAATTTATGAAATGGGTAATGAGAATGGTTGGGAAAGTCACCAAGAAAGTGTATACTTGAACTCCTCTTATCCTACTGATTATAACTATGACTAACACAGCATACCAAATTTGGGAGACATTCAAAGCAGAATTGATTGTAGAACCCACTGATGATATGAAACAAGCATTAGCATCTTCTATTCGTGTGATTTCTTCTCTAATTTATAGAGATGGAGTGCTTGCAAATGAACCTTGGATTACTTATACTGCTCAAGAACTAAATGAAATTGCTGGTGATGTGGAGGCACTATGAAAATCTATTGTGTGGTTGATAATGTTGATTTGGGTTATCACGTTGAGTATGCTTCCACTTCCAAAGACAAAGCAAATGAGGTATTGCTTACGAAACTTCAAGAAGAAAGACAAAAATTTTATGTTACTTATGAAATGATTGAGATTGAGGTGGAAGAATGACGGAAAGAGCAAAAAAAGTATGGGAAGCATACGAAGCAGAGGATACTTACAACTTTCCAAAAGATGGAGTTGTTGCTGTTATTCGTGCTATTGTGAATGAACATCAATACTATCAGTGTTGTGAAGATGAAGGTGTAGAAGATATGGTAGTTGATGCTCGGTTGCTTTATGAACTTGCTGATGAATTGGAGTCTCTAAAATGAAATTTGACCCAGATTGGATGTTTTTGACTATCCCTGTTTGTGTAATCGTTGCTGCTGGTGTTCTCACCTATGATGCCCAACAACAACGAGTAACATTCCAACAAACATACAATAAGAACTTGGAGTGTCGTCAAGAACTCAAAGGACAAACGATGGCAAGAGTGAATGATATTTGTGGTCCTGTTCCACAAATCAAAGATTTTACAGGAGGAAACTGAAATGTATAATCATAATGATGGTTGGGCATCAGTTATTGTTCTATTTGTTCTTGTTGCGTCTCTTATGGGTATGTTTTTATTTGCTGACGAAGAAGGATACAAAAGGGGAGTGAATGAAACTCTTGTTATGTGTATGGAAAACGCAAAGGATTGTAAAATCAAGTATGATTACTTGAAGTTGGAGGAGCAGAAATGATTGAACTTCGTATCGTTGAGAATGAACTGGGAGTGAAACCAGACATTCAGTATCGTCATCATATGCTTAGAGTTGATGCAAATGGAGCATTATGCCCACCTCCATATGAGTATGTGTGGAGTGAATGGAAAACTGCTCCTTATGTAAACGCAGAGGAGATTGAAAAGTGAGTATTCTTGAAGATTTTAGAACTTGGTTGTGGATTATGAAAAATAACTATAATCCACATATGAGTGAATATTTTTTCAATTGTGTTGGTTCTAACCTTCCAGAACAAACATTTATAAAAGCAGAGGAGATTGAAAATGATTGAAATTCAAAAGAACTACAAACTCACACTCACAGAGCAACAAGCAAAAGAACTCTATTGGATTTTGAAAGATGTAGATTTGGGTGTTGATAATGAGTTGAAACTTGTTTATCACGAACTCAAAAAGCTCTTTGATAGTGGCATCCGATGAAAAAGTATCGTATCAAAAAAGAAACTTATGGTAATACTACAAAGTATTTTCCACAAGAGAAATTTTTGTATTCTTGGTATAATATCTTTGCCTATGAGGTTTATTTTGATGGTGGATATGATACTCTAGAAGAAGCACGGAAACGACTTTGTGAGTATTGTAGAAAACCTGTGGTAGAATACCTGAACTTTGACCCTAATGAGGATTGTAAATGAAAGTTTATTCACTATACTTTAAAGAAAAATTTGTAGTAGCATTTCCAAATCGGGAAGATGCTATGGATTATGGTAAGAAGTATTATGATGAGTATGCTTGGGATTGTAATATCCTTGAAGAGTATTTGAGTAAATCTCCATTAGTTTATACTCCTTCACATTATACTTCTCTTCATTCTCTCACTCCACAACAAACAATTCCTTGTAATCCTGATATTACTCTTATTCCTGGAACTCCACAAATCAATAATACTGTGAGGGCAGAATGAAACATAAATGGACTATCTGGACTTCCATTTATCTGTTTGAATGGTGTGTCTATGCGTGGATGAATTATATGTGGATGCACCTTGAAGGATTTACTGATGAAGACCTGATGAGAAGGTCTTTTTGGTATTATTTGAATTATGGTATGACTGGAAACGAAATGAACTTACAAGAATGAACGAAACACTCAATAAGAACCTCACACTCATTCAAGAGGTTGCTAACAAAGCCCTGGAACTTCATAAGAACTCCACAGAACGATTTGGTGGTGTAAATTATGCTAACCTACGAGTGGTGGATGTATGGGTGAAGTATAGTATTCACGAAGAGGATTTGGAGTATGGTGTGTTGATTGAAGAATGCTCACCAACTTCTTATGATTTACAGGATTATATGTTAGAATACTTGAAAGATAATCTGCCTAATAATTTGGGGTGGAGCATTTATGTGGAGTTGG